AGCTCCGCAAAGAGGCAGAATTGGGTGCTCAGTACGCCTTGCAGTATGGTTGGAGCGCGTTCTTTGTAGGCTGGCAGCAGAACATCTCCAAGCGTTCTCAGCCGATCTCCATGCAGGAGATCATGCAGATGGCCCAGCAATCTGGCAGCGAAACGCTAATGCAGTTGCCGCAGATGATCATGCAACAGCCAGAAATGGCTGCTGACATCATCCAGACTGCCATTCCGAACGCCACAAAGTCAGAGGCAAAACGCATGGTCAAGGAACTGGCAGAAACAGGCCAGACCACTTACGACGAAGAATATGTCAGCAAAAACCTTCCTGAAGTGGTTGCTCTCAAGCCTTGGGATGAGATTATCTTTCCGCCAGAGGCAGCAGACCTCCAGCGGGCGCGTGTTATTTTCCGTAGGACTTGGATGTCTGAAGTTGAGTTGCGTGAAAAAATCACGACAGAAGGCTGGAACGCAGACTGGGTAGACCTCGCACTGCAACAACTCGGCAAAAGCAGCACGTTTTACAACATTAATCTGCTGCCTACGACCACGATGCTAGCCTACAATGGCACAAATTACAGCAACATGGTGGAGGTAGTCTATTGCTACACCAAAAGCATGGATGGGGACGCCCCTGCCATCTTCTACACTGTGATTTGCCCGCAGGCAGCCAGCAACATGCCCAGGTTCACTGACTCTTGGGCCATTCACGAGCGGCTTGATTACGCACATGGAGAATACCCTTTTGTTGAGTTTAGACGTGAACAGCTTCGCCGTGCTGTGGTCGATACTCGTGGTATTCCTGAACTTGCGGCGACTGATCAGGATGAGATCAAAGCCCAGCACGACTCGATCCGTGACCACACTGCGTTCTCCACGCTTCCTCCGATCAAAGTGGTAAAGCGTATCGGCACGATCAACAAGATTGGCCCTGGAGTTGCGCTTCCTGTGACAAATCAGAACGATTACACGTTCATGGATCCACCTGCGCGTGAACCCACTGTAGCGTTTAATCTAATCAACCGTGTTGAAGCAAATCACGCTGCTTACTTTGGCACTATCAACGCTGCCGTTGCACCACTTAAGACGCAGTTGATTCAGCAGGCACTAGTGAACTCATGGCTAACAACATGGCGTTCCGTGTTCCGACAAATGTTCTCGTTGTGCTGCCAGTACATGTCTCCTGAAGAGATTCAGCGCATTACTGGCGGAACGCTTCCTCACAATTTGTCAGATATTCACAACGAATTTGACATTAATGTCCGATTTGACGTGGCTAATCTGGACAGAGAATACGTTGCGCAGAAGATCCAGTTCTTAACTCAGATCTCACAGCTTGATGTTGGTGGCGTGCTAAACCGCAATCGTCTCACAGAGATGATGATCCAGGCTATTGCTCCAGAGATGGCATCTGAGCTGATTATGAACCCGCAGCAGGCTTCCCAGAAGATGTACAAAGACGTGCAGTCTGACATCGGGAACATGCTATTGGGCAACGAGGCCATCTACCAAGAAAACGATCCGGCTGCTCAGACAAAGCTGCAATACGCACAGCAGATCCTGCAGTCAAATCCCAAGGCACAAGCTGCATTGCAGCAGGATCAGAACTTCCAAGCGTTGTTCCAGAACTACGTTAAGAGTCTGCAAATGTCGATAATGCAGCATCAAAACGCTCAAATTGGGCGTATTGGTGTTAATCCAGTTCAGCCACAACCAGGACAATAATGACAGACGAACAGCGTAACGCTTTTGGTTTTACGGGAAAGAATGTTTTATGGGATCAGATCCTTAAAGCCATTCAGGAAAGCCAAGAAACCCTTTGGATGCACGCAATTAGCGGCAACGTAAAGGGCGAAGATCGCACTCATGCTTGCGGTCAAGCAGATGGCGCTAATATGATTTTTTCAATGCTTATAGCATTAAGACAAGAAGCCAGATCATTAAATGGTTTGACTTCTGAAGAAGATTTGTAATAAATACAAACAACGGGCCTTCCAGCGTTATCTGGATTGATTAAATAAAGGGTCTTGCAACCTTAACTGCATGAATGAAGAAACATCACAGCCTGATTCTGCGGGTCAGGAGGCAGAAAGTAATCCCGTTGATAATAAGCTCGGTCATTTGGATGTAAACAGTCTTACAGATTTGTTGAAATCCGGCTTCCTTTCCGAGGAGGAAACTGCGCCCGCCAAAGCGGAGCAAGAGGGTACGTCCGAGGAAACCGACACCTCTGAAGAGGATGTCGATACGTCCGAAGATGCGCCCGATCAATCCGAACCTGAAGTTGACGAAAGCACGTTAAGCAAGGGAGTCCAGAAGCGCATCAACAAGTTAGTTGCTGCGAAAAAGGCTGCTCAAGCTGAACTAGATGCCCAGAAGGCTAGGTTGTCCCAACTAGAGGGAGAACTACAGTCTGCAAAGGCATCAACTCCGGTAAAGACACCAGACGTTTCAGAATTTGTTGCAACTTTGGACACTCCTAAACGAGTGGAAGAAGAGTACAACAAAGCCTTGGAAGTCATTTTGTGGTGCGAAGACAATGCTGACGGTGGAGTCATTCCATTGCCAAATGGCGATGAGCATGAACTCACTGCTGCTGAAGTCCGAGCCATGAAGAGGACTGCCATGAAACGGAAAGAAATCGAGCTTCCTCAGAGGATGCAGTACTTGCAGACGCAAGCTGCTGCTGACACTCAGGTAACTAAAGATTTCCCTTGGTACTCAAACCCTGCAAGCGAGGAATACCAATTCACGCAACAGGTCTTGAGAGAGTTTCCGGAGATTAAACGCCGTCCTGATCACAAGCATGTCCTTGGCCTACTGGCGTTGGGTGCAAAAGCATTCAACGAGCAGAAAGCAAAGAAGACTGCGACACCGATCAAGCGTGCGCCAGTTCAGCCTGGAGTTAAAGCTTCTCCTGCACCCAAGCAAGACGGAGACATCGCCGCTTTAAAGAGGAATTTTGCAAAGAATTCTTCTGATCAGAAAGGATTGACTGACTTGGTTAAAGCAATGGGGTTTGTGTAAACCCTTTCATTTAGTAACTCATTCTTTTTATGGCACTTCTTACTGAACCTAATCTCTCCGGTCGCGGTAAACGCGAAGATCTCGCAGACATGATCGCCCTTGTGGATGCTCGTGACACTCCCTTTGTGTCCATGGCCCGCAAAGGCAGCAAGCCAGGGAATATGAAATTCCAGTGGCAGGCAGACCAGAACCCAACTCCTCAAGTTGGTGGTGTTGTTGACGGCACGGACGTTAGCTCCTACAACAACTATGTTGTTGGCTACCGCAAGCAGCTTGCAAACTATGCGCAGATTTTCCGCCGCACTGTTCGCGTGTCTAAGCTTGCGCAGGATTTGGCTGATGTTGCTGGCGTGCGTGACTCGCTTTCTGACAACGTAGCTAAGGCTATCGTTGGCCTCAAGCGTGACATGGAAGTGACTTTCACCTCCAATCAGCTTGGTCAGATTGATGACGGCACAAACCCTTATCTCACGGCTGGCGTTCAATCTTGGATTGGCGGCGACGACATTGGGACGGGAATCAACATTGGTTCCGGAACTACGGCCCCTTCGTTCATCACGCCCTCTGGCTCGATTGTGTCTGGTTCCAATGCTTCTGCATTGACCGATACAACCGTTCAGGGCGTGCTCAAGTCCATCTTTGATGTGACTGGCCAGTACAAGTCCTTTGATTGCATCGTTGGAACGGATCTTAAGCGTGCTTTCACTGGCCTGCTTGGAACGACTGCACTGACGACCACGAGCACTGTTGGTGTGACTGGTTCTGGGGCAACAAAGATCCAGACATTCCAGCGTGACGCTGCTGCTGACACATACATCCAGTCCATGGACGTATTCCAAGGCGATTTCGGTACGGTGCGCTTGCATCCTACCACATTCCTTGGGACGATCTCCAGCAACGCTTACACCGCAAAGCCTGCTTACGGCCTGGTTCTTGACATGAACCTGATCGAAGTCCGTTACGGTGGCAACGTGGCTCAGGTGACTGCACTGCCTGACTACGGTGGCGGCCCTGCTCGTTTGATCGAAGCTGTTGCAGGTCTGGTTGTTGGGAACCCTCTGGGTCTTGGCAAGTTCACCTACGCTGCTGCTTAGTAGCCTTCTGAGCGACACCTGCCAGTACGCAATCACGGTTGCGTTTCTAGAAGTGGTGTGACAGCGTGGAGAGACACGCACCATTTTTATGATTGAAAGCATTGACCCTTCACTCCACGGACAACTTGAAGCAGAGCTTCGCAAAGGTTGGCAGCGCAATCGCATTGAGGCTGCCGTAGAGGCGCGTAAGTTTGCAAAAGAGAATTCCAAGCGGCACAAGTCTGTGGAAGGACTGGGACAACTTGTGGCTCGTATTCCGCTAAATGCTTATCATTTCTGGGGACAAAAACTTGGTTATGGGTGCTGGAATGATAAAGAGTTTATGGATGAATTTTTACGTGACAATCCAGAGCTTCGAGTCAATAGTGGTGGCACTAAAGAAATTCAAGTTGGTTGGACTCCATCAGCTAAATGAAGACCGTAAAGTTCAGTGACATACTAACGCAGACATGTCAGCTCGTGGGGCTGGACATAGATACACTGAACACCAAGTCGTTCAACGTCATTCGCGATCTGACAACGCGCAGGCTATCGCAGGTGTGGGACAGAGAGGAATGGCCGGATACACAGCGGTACATGAACACGTACCCTGGGCTACCTATACAAAGTGTAACCTTTTCAGGGGATTACCTGACAACTGAATACAGCGGAGATCCTGAATGGCAAGAATTTCTTGTTACTGAAGATGAAAGTTTTCTAGCGTGGACTCCTGACTGGAAAACGTATTTAACACTGGAGTTAGATCAGTCTTTTCCTCCTGTTTACTTAAAAGACTTTTCTGGAAATTTGTACAATCTTGAAACGGTAGACTCTTCTGGCATCAAAATTCTTAATCCATTTTACATAAATGGAAAAGATGTGAATGACACGGATTACACGTTTTCGTTTGCACAACAAGATAATTATGATGGAAATGGGCCGTATATTTTTGATGTAACGCTTTCTTTTGAAAAAGATGCTGCAGTTGAAAATACAAATTACACTTCAACGGCTGAGGGTCAATCGGCAAATCAAAAGCTAACAGCAACGCTTGTATTTGATTCAAATAAGCAATTGCTTATTAAGCTTGATGATTCTGAATTGCAGGGAATTGAGATATTCAACAATGACCCAAGGACAACAACTCGTTGCGCTAGGGAAAATTTTATTGTTGAAGATTTTGATCACAGAAGCTTAGTTGGACTTGTTAATTCTGAAACATCTTCTTTTGTAAGAGTATTTAATACTGGACAAAAATTTGTACGATACAGAATTCCTGCCACAAGGTTGATTGGTGCTGAATTTGACCCACTTCAAAGCTATGAACCTGGACAACAGGTGTATTACTCTGGAGAGTTTTGGAATTGTATTGAAAGCACAACCGGCACATACCCAGACAACAGCAGCTCGTACTGGGAAACTGCTGACATCCCTTATCGGTTTAGGGACTTCCTTGTAAATGCAGTGTCTTGTGATTTCTTAAGATCTGAAGCTCGCTTTGAAGAGGCTGAAGTACTTAACAACATGGCTGAAGTTGCAATCCAGCAGCAGATTGATGTACTGTTGCGCCAGCAAGGCCAAGTTCAACGGATGAACATGGCGTACACTTACTAAGGATGATCACCAAGTTTTTACGCAGAAGAAACCAGAGAACGTCAAATACTTTTGACAAAACATCTGCTCGCATTCAAGTGCATGCAAATGGAAGCCAAACCTTTAAGTTTAAAAAGGTAATTACTGGATCTTTGCTTGGAGATATTGTCAATACAGAAGCCGGTCTTAGGCTAACTACAGAATCTTCAGAACATTTAATTACAGGTTAATATGGCGACAAAAACAATTTCAAGTCTTCCTTCTACAGATATAACTGGAAGTGAAGTGTTTCCAGTTGTTTCTTCTGGAACAACTTATCAAGCTTCTGTAGGTGGTCTTTCTAGTGTTTTTCTTCCAAAAACAGGGGGACAAATAAGCGGAAATCTTTCAACAACTGGAAGCCTTTCCGTTAACACGACAACAACCCTTACAGGGAACGTCACTGCATCCGGAACACTTAAAGTGGCTGGAAATATCTCCGGAAGCGCAACGCCGTCAACAACAATGACAACTGGGTTTGTGCATATTCCTAAAGTTGCTGGACAGCCAACAGGCACTCCAACTGCAATTTCAGGATATGCTCCAATGGTTTACGATTCCACAAACAAAAAGTTTTGGATTTATGACAGCACTGTTCCTGGCTGGAAATACGTAACGCTTGCTTAATTATTGACTTATGGCCGACATTAAAATTTCCGAACTTCCACAGGCAACTTCTGTTTCTGATTCTGATATTGTTGTCATTAATCAAGGCAACGTCACAAAAACTGCTGCACGTTCTTTAATTCGAGGCACACAGAACGCAGGCACAGTCACTAGCGTTACGGCTGGAACCGGCCTTACAGGCGGTACAATTACAAGTAGCGGCACTATCGCTGTAAGTTACGGCACAGCGTCAGGAACTGCCGCGCAGGGGAATGATAGCCGTCTTTCCAATGCACGCACTCCTACCGCTCACGCCTCTACACATGCTGTAGGAGGAACAGATGCAATTACGTCAGTAGCTTTAACTAGCGCATCTACAATCACCACAACTCCTACAAGCGCAAATGACATTGTTAACAAATCCTATGCCGATTCAATTGCATCTGGGATTAACTTCCACGACGCGGCAGATTACGGGACAATTGCGGTTCTTTCTCCAGCAGCAACATACAATCAGCCCGGTGGAGCTAGCGTAGGCGTAGGCGCGACTCTTACCGGCAGCACAAATGTGCCGCTAGTTGTAGATGGCGTTACCGTTGCCACAGGCAAGCGTATCTTGGTAAAGAACCAAGGAAGTGCTTTTCAAAACGGGATTTACACCGTCACTCAGCAAGGCGACAATGCTACTGTTCCGTACATTCTGACCCGCGCAACAGATTACGACACAAGCGGCAGTGGCATCAACGAGGTGCAGGCTGGGGACTTTGTGCTTGTACTTAACAGCACGCTTGCAAACACGGCTTGGGTGCAACAGACGCCCGCTCCGATTAACTTTGGAGTCACAGCCATCAATTTTACGCAGTTTGCTGCGGCAGTCGCTGGCGTAACAACATTCAGCGCAGATGCTACCGGATTCACTCCATCTACTGCCACAAATGGAACTGTAACACTTGGTGGTACGCTTAACGTGGCGCACGGTGGCACAAATCAGTCTTCGTTCACAGACGGTCAGCTTCTCATCGGAAACACAACGGGCAATACGCTGTCTAAAGCAACCTTGACAGCAGGCACTGGCATGACCGTTACCAACGGTTCTGGTGCCATTACGCTGACCGCAAAAGGGCTTGGAACTCAGATTAAAACGGTTGGAATTGATGCTGCTACCATCCAGGGCTGTATCAACCTGTGCACTGATGCAGATTGCGAACATCCCTACACGGTTTTAATCCCGCCGGTAGCAGGATATTATGACGAAAGCTTGACGCTCAAAGGCAGCGTTTCGCTTGTGGGACTGACAACGCCGCTAAACGCAGATGCGGTTCAAATTCGTGGTGCCCATACATTTACTCCGGCATCACAACAGGCAAACACGAACCGTATTGGATTCCAAAACCTGACCTTTATTTCAGGCGGAACTGGCTCCAATACAATTACTTGCACCAGTTCGACAAAGTATTTTTCCAAGCTGACCTTTTCTGGATGTATCTTTAGTGGCGACAAGGCAGACACTTACAGCCACTTAAATACCGATGACAACGTTCCTGTTTACATCGACAATTGTCGCTTTGAGTCGTCCGCAGGCGGCAGCGCATCCGCTGGCGTGACGCAGGGCAACGGGCCGTTGTATTTATCGAACAACACGACGTTTGATGTTTATGGGCGGGCACTTGACGTGCCCGCGTCAACGACAACGACGAGGACGGCAACGGTGACTGCTGGAGTTGGTGGAAATACCACCATGACGCTCACGAGCGGCAC